AATTAGTTGGAACATTTTCAAATGATATTTATACAATCTCTGCTACACTTTCAGGAACTGATGCTATTTTTACAAGAACAGATGGTGCTTCTTATTCATTAGACTTATCAACTTTTAGTGGAGGTGGCGGAGCTACTGGAGCTACTGGAGCTACTGGTTCAACTGGTGCTACTGGTGCTACTGGTGCTACTGGAGCTACTGGAACAGCTTCTTATCAAACACTAGAACAGACATTGATATTAGGTAATGTTAGTGGTAGTCAAAGTATAATAATGAATAAAGGTTATGGTATCTCCTCAATAGAAAATCAACAAACTGGAGTAACATTAATAGATGGTGGTGTTGTTAGAGTTATAGCGACAGATGGTATTTTACCATTCCCAACGGATGAGGCATATATTGATGTCCAAGGAAATGGTAATATTGCAATGGACGGAACTGGAACCTTAGATATAAACTTTGATAGTGTTGCGGTTCAGGGTGGTTTAAGTTTTTCTGGTATTGAATATGTTAATGATTATTCAGCTGATTATATAAATAGAAGTTTAGTTGATAAAGAATATGTTGATAACGCGGTTGCCGGAGCAACTCCTTCTTTAAGTGATGTTTTATTAGTTGGTAATACAACTGGTGCGAATGATATTATAGTTGATAATGATAGACTAATCAAAACAACTGATACTGGATTTATTCAGTTCGGTGATACTGGTGCTGACCTTAATGCTATTAGGGTTAATAATGGTGGTGATGGTGTTACAATTCCAGCAAATAGTTTTGGATTTAGTGGTGTTGACCCGTATTGGACTTCACAAGTTGTAGATATTGCTGGTATAACTGATACTATATCTTTAGACCCACTAGGATTAGTTAATGGAACTGGTATTAAATCAGTTGATACTGCATCAGGTAAAACAGGACATATTAATATGGACGAGACAAATGTGGATTTATCATCAAGCGACGGGACAAATGTTGGAACACTTGTTGTAACTAATGGTTCGGTTACAATAGCTGGAGATAATGGTGGAGTTGCTATTGATACATTTACTATAAATCCAGGTACTGCTCAGACAGGTATTTATTCAGAAGATATTGCGAGCACTAATTATACACAAACTATTCACACACCAACTGGTATATTAACAACTGTAACAGATAATGGATATGGGTATTTTAGTTCAAAAGATATTAAACCCCAACAACATCAATCTCAATTCTCACGACAATCAAATATATTTACTATTGAGGATAAAAGGGCGGGGTGGATGCAAACATCTGATGATACGGCAGCTTTAATGATGTATTGTGATGTTGACCCATCAACAGGTTCTACTTCAAGTATAGTTCAAATTAAGGCTCATGTTAGGGGAATATCATCTGATAAATTAACAGGATATGCCGCTGAAATAACATCATGGGTAAGATTAGACGAATTGGGACCAACACCTATAACACAAATTGGTACAGTAGATTATACTATTAAGAGTGAATTTACAACAGCTCATTCAAGTTTTGTTATATCTGGACCGAATATGTATATTGATGTAACTGGTGAGATTGGAATAACAATTGATTGGACATGTAATGTTGAGATACTATATGATAAAAACACATTCTAAAAATAAATAATAATATGATAAACAATAATAATAATTTTAGTGGTATATCGAGTATGAGTGCTTCCGTATATTATGGAGATGGTCAATACTTAACTGGTGTGATTGGTGTTACTGGTTCAAATGGAACGAGTGGGACATCTGGGGTGAATGGTTCATCAGGTACGAGTGGTTATAATGGTTCGGATGGTGATAGATACCATACGACATCAAGTAGTTCACTAACTCTTAATAGTAGCGGTACAGCTTCAATTATTACAGATGATTTAAATTTAGATTATTCAATAGCTCAAACAATTATAATTGCTCATGATTTAAATCATCATCAACATGGAACGGTTATTAGTTATGACCAATCAACTGGAGTGTTGGTTTTTGATAAAAACAATAAAACTGGTACAGGCACATACACATCCTGGGAAGTTAATTTAGATGGTGCTGTTGGTATTGCTGGTTCATCAGGAACATCTGGTGTTAATGGAACATCAGGAACGAGTGGAACATCACAAACTGCGGCTGGTTCATTCGGAATTACGGTAGATGGTGGTGGTTCTGTTATACCAACAGGATTGAGAGGATTTGTTGTTATACCATATAGTGGAACAATTACTGAATGGACTATTATAGCAGACCAATCTGGCTCATCTGTTGTTGATATATGGAAATCAACATATGCTGGAGCACCACCAACTATAGCAAATACTATTACAGGTTCTGCTCTACCAACTTTAACAGCATCACAAAAGGCTCAAAGTTCTACTTTAACTGGATGGACAACATCAGTTACAACTGGTGATGTGATTGGGTTCAATGTTAATAGTGCATCAACAATAACGAGATTAAATTTATCAATAAAAATAACTAAATCATAATGGAGTATATTATAAACCAAGAAAATGAAGACTTTATTATAGTAATGTTTAACTATGATGGTAGAAACTGGGAAGTATGTTTAGACGCACTAAGTAGTGAGGATGATATACAACACTATATACATATTAGATTAGATAGTTTAACTGACGAGTTTTTATTAAACGGAGATTACGACAAATCGGACTTATATGTCGATTATATAAAAAGAGATGAAAATTAATGGCAACAAGAACTATATCAAATACTGGTGGAAATTATAACGCCGTTGGAACATGGGTTGAAGGGATTGTACCAACATCTGCTGATGATGTGGTATCAACTGCTACATCAGGCCAATTAACGGTGAATGTAACATCAGCAGCCAGGTCTATAAACCTTTCAAATTATGTAAATACTTTAACAATGAATGCTGGATGGACTATAAGTGGCTCAGGTACCACTAATACTTTTGGTGTTGGTATGAGTTTTGCTGGTACTTCTACTATAGGTTTTACAGTTGCTGTAACCTTATTTCAAAATACGACAAATAGAATACCATCTCTTTCATTATCAACTAACACAATAAAAACACTTTCAACTAATTTATATGTTGTTAATATGACCTCAAATAATACAGGAACTATTAATGGTAATATAATATATGTAAGTGGTAACTTAGGCACATCTCAAGCTAGTATAACACAAGGTGTTAATGGTACAACAAAGTTTATATTAGATGGTAGTGGTTCAGTTTCGATGGGTGTATATGCAAATCCAATAGAGATAAATACGACTGGTACTTATTCTACTTATGGACAGGGTCTCTCACTTAATTCAAACGCTGGTGCTTCAAGTAGTTTTACTTTTACATCTGGTAATATAGGTACAACTTTTAATATAATTTTAAATAAACAAAACTCGGCTGCTGATATTTTCTATTTAGACTTAAAAACAAAGGTCTCTGGTGTTTATGTTAATAATCAATCAGTCTCTTCTGCTCTTTCTACATGGAAAAACTTATCAATAGATTTAGTTGGCGGATATTTAAATACAGATATATTCGCTACTTATAACATCAATAGACCATATACAACGGATGAGACAGCTATTGATGCTTATATTCTTAATGGTGGTTTATCTGCTTCTCAAGTTTCTTTATCACCAGCTTGGAGGTCAACATCAGGTGTTGTAACAACAGGATTTTTTAACTATAAAGGACTTAACTTAAAATTAAACTCTGACTTTACACATAGTATAGGTTCTCTTAAATTAATGGGTGGTGGAATACCAACGAGACCATCTATATCATCTGCTACAGCTTCATCAGTAGCATCAATAAACCTTAGTAGTAAAATCACATCTCAAATTATAGATTATGATTTTACAGATATAAATGCGATAGGTGAACAAATAGTAGCTATAAATGCTACGGTATCAAACTGCACGAATGTTACAAATACCTACCCTACTGGTGGAAGTGCATCATCAGGTGGGTCTTGGACCTTTATAAATTAATATAAATTATGAGTTTAATAATAAGAGATGATAATAAAAGATATATTCTAAATTTAAATGGGAATATATTAGAATTGTTGGTATATGAATTAACCGTTTGGAACCCAACAACGAGACAATATGATTTAAGTTTAAGTGAAACTATAAATTTAAGTGGTGGTGTTACTGATACTTTTTTAACAGGGGATGGAAGGACAGCAAGCGTTGTTGATGGATTAATAATTAGTATAATATAAAAAAATAAATAACTATGGCAGATAATATTAAAATAGATTTATTGATTAATGCGGCTGAAAGTGCTAAGACTATTCAAGAGACTAAAAAGGCTTTAAGAGATTTAAAAAGTGAGGCAATGAACCTAACAGAAGGTACTGCTGCTTTTACAAAAGTCGCAACTGCTGCTGGTCAATTACAGGATAAGATTGGTGATTTAAGTGCGACGACTAAATATCTTGGTGATGATTTAAGAAATATAAAAGCAATAACTGGTATAGGTCAGGGAATTGCTTCGGGATTTGCTATTGCTTCTGGAGCTGCTGCTCTTTTTGGAGGTGAGAATAAAAAACTGCAAGAGAGTATGGTTAAGTTACAGGCTATTATGGCTGTAATGCAGGGGATGGAACAAATTGGTGCAGTTCTTCAAAAGGAAAGTGCAGCTATGTTGGGTATAAAAAATGCTGTTACAAAAACTGCAATCTTTTTAACATCCGAACAGGCAGTTGCTGAGGCTGCTGAGGCAGTTGCTGCTGGAACTGCAACAGTTGCTCAAAGAGCTTTAAATGCTGCTATGAATGCAAATCCAATTGGTATATTAATCACTTTAATACTTGCTGGTGTTGCTGCTTTAACTTTATGGAATTCAAAATCCGATGCTGCTGCTAAGGCTGAAAAAGATGCTAATGAGGAAAAGAAAAAGAACATCGCTTTATTAAAAGCACAAAAGGAACAACATGATAAACAAAATGATTATTTATCAAAAGAGTTAACAAGTTATTATTTAATGACTGAACAATTAAAAAAGAGTAATCCAGGTTCTGCTGAAAGATTAAGATTGATTAATGAGATTAATAAAACATATGGTACAACTTTACAAAACTTAAAAGATGAAAAGGAATTTCAAACTGCTGTATCTGGTTCTGTTGATGATTATATTACAATGTTGAAATTAAAATTTAAGGTTCAAAGTTTAGAGACAACGATAAATGAAAATTTAACTATACAAAGAGACTTAAATGCAAAGATTGCTGCTGAGGAAAAGCAATATGCCAAAGATAGAATATGGGCTAATAATAATGCTTATATAGATTGGGATAGAGAAGGTAGATTGGTTAAATTAAGAACAGACTTAAATGCTGCTGAGGAGAGACTTGTTGGTTACACAACAGCAACTTTGGATGCAAATGATAAATTAAACGCATCAACAATTCACACTGCTGAAGTAGTAAAAACAAATGATAAAAAGATTGTTAAAAGTAATGATGATAAGAACAAGGCAATTGAGGAAGCTAATATAAAAGCCGCTGAAAGAGCTGCGAAGATTAGAGAGTTATATGATAAAGGTATAACTGATGCTGAAGATATACGTATAGCTTTAATGAAGGATGGTTATGAAAAAGAAGCAGCTTTATTAAGAAGAGAAGAAAAGAAACAGGCTGATGAGGTTATAAATGGAGCAACGGAAATATATAAAATACTTGAAGAACAAGAAATTGAAAAGTTAAAACTGGCTAAAACTTATATTAGTGATAGTAAAGATAGTAGGTGGAAAGCACAACAAGATGAGATTAAAGGTAGAATTGTATCAAATCAACAATTAATAGATTTAGATTTAGTAAATGGTAAAGCAATTGCTCTTATAAGAGAAGATTTTGCTAAAAAGCATGTTGAGTTAAATAGTAAATATTTAGGAACAGATTTAATGAAAGTTATTCAAGATAATGCTGATTATGAACAATCTATATTAAATGAAAAATATAAAAAGGGTGAAATAAGTGATGCTGCATTTTTAAAATCAACACAAAAATTAGTTGATGATGTTCAAACTATACAAGATGAATTTAATAAAAACCCTGAAAATGTTATTAATGCACTTGGTAAAGTTGATGGTAATAATTATGATATTATTTTAACAAGTGTTGATAAACAAGCTACGACTGTAAAAGAGAAAACAAAGAAAACATCGGAAGAGTTAATAAAAATTGATACTGAGAAAAATAAAAAGCTTGCTGAAAATCAAATAAAAGCAAATGAGGATGCTGCTGTTATAAGTGATGCCGCTGCTGCTAAAACAATTGAAACTAAACAAAAGCTTAATGATGAACTTTTACAATTAGAACAGGCTGCTCAGGCTGCAACTCTATCTATATTTAATAATCAAATGGATATAAGAGCAAAATCTATTCAAAAAGAGTATGATGATAAAATTGCTTTAATAGATGCTGAGGAAGAGGCTTATAAAAATGCACAAGCAAATAGAACAACATTACAACAGGCTCAATATGATACTGAACTTGGATTTGCTGAACAAAGAAAAAATGCCGAAAGAGTAAGACAACTTGAAGAGGAGAAAATTAAAAAGAAACAATTTAATGCACAAAAGATAAATGATGCTGCGACAGTTGCTATTAATACAGGAGTTGCTGTTTCTAAAACAATTGCTGAACTTGGTGGAGTTGGTGCTCTGACACCACCTGGTATCGCTTTAATTGCTGCTATGATTGCTGGTGGTATTATTCAAGAAACATCAATTTTATCAAAGAAATATATTCCAACATACGCAACGGGTGGTTTAGTTATGGGAGCTGGAACTGGAACAAGTGATAGTATAGATGCGAGACTATCAAATGGTGAAAGTGTTATAAACGCAAAATCAACATCAATGTTTGCACCTATGTTAAGTGCTATAAATCAAGCAGGTGGTGGAGTTGCTATACCACATACTAAAAATAATATATTTACTCCATCTATACCAGCTGAAAATCAAATTATGGATATTCAACCGTTAATTGACGCTATTAATAATAAATCAAATGAAGTATATGTTAAAGAAGTTACGGTTACAAATAGCCAAAATAGAGCTGATAAATTAAAGAGGAGAACATCCTTCTAATATACAAAAAATACAAAAAATATATTTATATTATGGAATTAAAAACTTATAGAGTTATAGTTAATGCTGATGATGATTTAACGGGCGTATATGCGGTATCATTGGTAGACCAACCAGCAATTGAAGTTGATTGGATTAAATTAGGAAAAGTTGAAGAGTTTTTATTCTCTGCAAATCCTGATAAACAAATGTTGTTTGGACCTCTTTTGATACCAAATAAATTGATATTAAGAAAAGCCGCTGATGGTGAAATGTTTAATATAATGTTTGATGCTGAAACTATCCAAATCATCGCTGATAAATATAATGAGAATAAAATAAATGATATATTTAATTTTCAACATAGTGATAAGAAAGTAAATGCTGTTTTATTACAAAACTGGATTACTGGAAAAAATGATAAGTCTCATGATTATGGATTTGATTTACCAGAAGGAACGTGGTTCGCGGGTGTTAAGGTTAAAGATGAGAATTTTTGGATGAATGAAGTTAAGACTGATAAAGTTAAAGGATTTTCAATTGAGGTGAAGGCTGATGTTGAACTTATAAAAATGACGGCAATAATTGCCGATAAAAATGAAAACATAAAACTTATGGATTACAAAACAAGAGATGGACTAACCCTTAGATGGGATGGTGAGGCTGCTGTTGGAAGTGAAGTGTCTTTAGTGTTAGCTGATGGAACTGCGGTTGCTGCTGATAACGGGACATACGAATTGGAAGATGGAACTAAAATCGTCATCGCTGATGGTAAAGTTGCTGAAATCATGGCTGCTGAGGTTGTTGAAGAAGATGCTGAAGACATGGCAATCACACCTGATACAACAGGATTGTTAGAGGTGGTACAACCACTTATCGAAGAATTGAGAGGCGTTATTGCTGAACTATCATCAAGATTAGACAAATTAGAAAATGTTGAAACTATTGAAGAAGAAACAACATCAACTGAAAATTACAGAATTGTTGAACTTGAAGCGAAGTTGGAAAAACTATCATTAGCGGCTGGTGCTCCTTCTGTAACTAAAAAGACTGATAGTGAGATTAAAAGACAAGTTCAAAATGATATTATTCTTGAAAAGATTAGTTTCTTCAAAAAGAAATAATATACAAATTAATTAACTATTATACTTAATGTATAAAAATAAAAACAAAATAAAATTATGAAAAAAAATGATTTCAAATTAAGTTTCGTAGACAATACAGTTTTTACTGGTATTGATGCTGAGGGATTTTACGCAAAAGCCCTTTTAACAGGTAAGTCTAAAGAAGCATTTAAACTTATTCCAAACGTTAAATCAAAAATCAAATTAGGTGAATTGTCTATTGGTGATATCTTAAATGATGCTGATTGTTCATTCTCATCACAAGGTGAAGGTACTTTAAATCAAAAGGCTTTCGAAGTAGCACCTATTAAAATCAATTTAGAATATTGTCAAAGAACTTTCGAGGTAAATTATTTATCTTTATTGTTGAGACCAGGTTCTAACTCTGATGAGGTTATGCCAGCAACAGTTGAAAACTTTTTGTTAGAACAAGTAGCATTAAAAGTATCTGCTGATACAGAACAATTAGTATGGAAAGGTAACACAGCAACTGCATCTTATCCATTATCTTTAATCGATGGATTAGAAAAACAACTTCTTGCTGATGGAACTGTTATTGATGTTTCTGCTACTGCATCTATCACTGTTGGTAATGTGATTGCTGAGTTGACAAAAGTATATAATGCTATTCCAGAAGAAATAATGGGAGCTGATGATTTAACTATCTTCTTATCTCCTGTTGCTTTAAGAGCATACAGACAAGCACTTGCTGCTGCATCATCTGAAGCATACTTTATGCAAAACTATCCTGAATTACACTTTTTAGATGTGAGATTATCTGAAGCACCAGGTATCACATCTAACAAAATGGTAGCTGCTAGAACATCTAATGTCTTACTTTTAACAGATTTAATGTCTGATTTTGAAGATATTCAAATCCTTCCACAAAAATCTGTAACAGGAGTTCCTGTTGTAAGAATGATTGGTGAGTTCAAGTTCGGAGTTGGTTATATCTTCGGTTCTGAAATCGTTTTTTATAACTAAAATAAAATTAATATAAACCCTCTTTAATTAGGGGGTTTAATAAAACTAAAAATAATTATTATGGCAATATGTAATGCTTTAACAACAGGATTGAATAAATCATGTGATACTAATGCCGGTGGTTTGAATAAAATTTTCATTACAGATTATGAAAATGTTTCTTCTTATACCGTTGGTGCTGGTACAGGTGGCGATTGGATTACTGGTATAACAATGGCTGGTCCAGCGTTATTCTATGAATTTCAAACAAATAAAAACGTATGTAACTTCGTTGAGACAGTTGCAATTGATTTGACAGCAGGAACAACATTCTTTAACCAAATCGTAACGGTTGTTCTTTCAAGAAGAGAAACTATCAAAAGAAATGCTATCGAAGAATTAACTGATGGACAAAAACAATTATGTATCATAGTTCTTGATAGTAATGGTCTTTACTGGTTCTCAGGATTAGATGAAGGTTCTTATGTATCAGGAATTGAAGGTGGTTCAGGTACAGCAAAAGCTGATGCTAATGGATATACTATCACTTTAACTGCGATGGAAGCTATTCAAATGTATCAAGTTGACCCAACTATTATTGCAGCAATCGTATAATAGAAATTAACTTAAAAGAAAAGGTGAGGAAATATCTTCACCTTTTTTTATATAAAATAATTAACAAAATGGACGAAAATACAAATGATGCTCCAGCTAAAGCTCGTGGTAGATATAAAATTAAAGAAGAATTAAGAAATCAAGATATTAAAATTGGAGGAGTTCTTTATGAAAAAGTTATATTCAATAGAGATAGTGAAACTTTATCAAAAATGTTAAAAAGTAATGATAAATTAGTATCCTATTTAATAGCTGATGAAGAAATTGATAATAAAGAAACAATATCTTCTTTAAATAAAGAGGCTGATGTTTTATTGGAAAAAATCAATAAACTTGAAAAGGAAAACAAAGAATGGGATGCGAGATTAAAATCAGCATACAATGAAATGGATAAAATGAAAAAGGAAATTGAAATGTTAAGAAAAAGAAAAGGTGAAAAAGAGGCTGAAAAGGTTGTTCTAAATGACGAAGGGATGGGAAATCCATTATAAAAAACAAATATAAAGTTTTTTAACCACTCTTTCTGGGTGGTTTTTTTATTTAATAAACAAAATATGATAAAATTATATTTAAGATATGATAAGATTAAATGATGGACCAAACGATATTTATGTAACTATTAACGAAAAGGGTAGTGGTGACTATTATATATTGAGGGTTGTTGATAATATGGATATTAATGTTCAAAGTCTATGTATATTGGGTGAGAATATATCTCCTGATGTAACAAGATATGATAAGTTTGAACTAAATGTTGCAACATCTTCTGGTGTTGATGATGGAGTTTTTGTCGCTATGAATGAAAATGGATTTGCATGGAATTCGTCTAATGGATTTGATTGGGCAACACATTCAGCAGCAACTGGAAATGAGATATGGCTGACTTATTTAAGTGAGAGAAAAAGGTTATTATCAACATCTTATGCTTTTTCCAATAGTGAATGGACTGATAATCCATATGAAACATATACAGCAACCGTAACACCTTTTGATTTAGGAAATCAAGTAAGTTATTCATCAAAACACGATAGAGTTATTGCTTTTGATAATGGTCCAAATACTTTTTGTTGGTCGGATGATGGTGCTATAAGTTGGACAACCGCATCATACCCAATCCCATATGAACCATTTGGTGCTACTATTGTATCATGTTGGTCAAAAGAATTGGATATATGGATATATTTAGGTTCAAACTATATTTATTCATCTGCTGATGGTATAAATTGGGCAACACAATCAAGTGATTTACCAGCTGGTTCAAATAATTATATAAAATGGATTAAAGAATTGGATTTATATCTTCTTTTAAGAGGTAATCAAGATGCTCAAATATCACATGATGGAGTAAGTTGGTTCCCAGTTTATGTTAATTCAGGTGGTTCGGATTGTTTGTTTTTTGACTTTGCTTATGGTGGAAAAACAGACGAGCCCTTAATAGTTGCGATTGGATATCATGGAGATATTGCTGCAGTTGATACTATATCAACATCACCAAATGGGATTGATTGGACAAGAAGAGAAAGTCCAGTTGATGGAAATTGGGCAGCAATTGATTGGTCTCCAGTCTTAAATATGTTTGTTGCAACACCGAGAGATGCATCACCGTTTATTGGTTCTTATGATGGGACTAATTGGTTTGTGTGTTCGGATGTGACAATTGGAGCTTTTAATGATATGTTATGGGTTGAAACATCAAATTATGATAATACTATTTTAGTTTTAGAGGATAGAGGACAATATAATTATGAAATCTGGGCTATGACAGGTTCAGTACCAGTTGGTCAAGAACCAATAGTATATTATGGTGGAACCATTTTAGAAAAAGGTAGAATAATTTTACAATAAAAAATAAATAAAAATATGGAATTATTTGGATATAATTTATCAAAAAAAGTAGAACCCCAATCGGTTAAAGCTGAGGTGATTAGCAAACCACAAATGACTAATGATATAATATCATTATCAATAATGGTTGATTTACCAAAAATTAAAGAAAGTAGAAATAAAGTTTATGTTGAATATGGGATTGATAATCTATATCCAGAATTCTTAAAAGATTTGTATAGTTCATCACCAACGCACAACGCCATTGTTAAAACAAAATCATTGATGGTGGTTGGTGAAGGATATACTTATGATGATACTTTTTTAACAGAGGCTGATAAAATAAATATCTTAAAAATTGTTGGTAGATTAGAAAAGGATTTTAATGCCCTATCATTAGACTTCCAATATATGGGAGCAATGGCTTTTGAAGTTATATGGAGTTTAGACTTTTCAAGAGTGGTTGAAGTTAATAGAGTTGATGCTTCTAAATTAAGAAGTGGTAAGTTTGAAGATGGAGTTGTTGAAGAGTGGTTTTATAAAAGAGATTGGAGTGACAGAAGAGAAGAAATATCTTGTATTAAAGCCTTAGATAAAAGTAATAAAACTGACCACAGACAACTTCTTTATGTTCCAGGTGAAATGGTATCAAATGAATATTATGGTGAGCCAGGGTTCATTGGAGCTATTGATTGGATTGCTTTAGAAGCTCAATGTGGAGTATATTATAGAAACTTAATTGAAAATGGATTTTCACCATCAGTTGTTGTTAAGTTTTTTCAAAAACCAGGTAATCAAGAAGAAAGAGATAATATAGTTGGTGGAATGAGAAGAGCATATACTGGTACAAAAGGTTCAAAGTTCTTAGCAGTTTTTAGTGATGGAAAAGAATTATCACCTGAAATCACACCTATGGAAGTTTCCAATATGGATAAACAATATACAGTTTTAGCTGAACAGATAACACAAAAGATATTAACTGGTTCAAGAGTAACAACAACAGAATTATTTGGGATTGCTTATCCAGGTCAATTGGGTTCAAGTGATTTTGAAACTAAGGTTAAATGTTTTGAAAAGTTTGTAATCCGTCCAGACCAAAAGATATTTGAAGCAGCAATAAATGAGATATTAATGTTAAATGGATATAGTGTTGATTTTAAATTAAAACAGTTTGTAATATAAAAATAAATAAATAATTATG